CATTAATGTCTGGCACTATAAAGCGTGGTTCTTCAATCACAATTAATAGTTCAAATATTGGATATGTAGCAGACCAATGTATCCCACTGAGAAACTTAACAGTTCCTAATGCAAGTTTATTCTCATTTGCTAGTAAGCCACAAGTATTCGTGCGTGTAGCTGTTAATAAAAAGAATCTTGCTTTCACTACGAACTTCTATAATGACGGTACTAACCAAGTTGATGTACACTATAACTATTTTATTAATGGCAAGTATCTTGTTATCAGAACTATACTTCGATGGGTAAAGGGTAGTATTACTATTATGCCTTCTACCGAAGCATTTGAAGATGGTTATTACTACTGGGAAATCGCTAACTCAACTCGTGCTACTCCTAGTGGCTCGGGTGGTGGTGGTTCTCCTACTGGCAGTTTTGTTTACTACGACTCTGTTACAGTAAACCCATATACTAATGATTTGTCTGGTGTAAATCCCAGCTTCACTCGTACTACCGTATCTGCTGGAACTTACAGTTCTGTCTATAGTTACACCTATCAGTTCATTGATGGTGCTTCATCGGCTAGATTCCCACATAGCAACTATACATTACCTGTTATACCAGCCGTAGATATAGACAATTAAGGTATTGACAAAATAATCAAAGTGTGATATAATACACAAAGAATAACAAAAGAGGAAACCTAATGGCTAATGCTCCAACAGTGCAAACGCTCGACCAGATTATGGCGAGTCTGCAACCTGGTTATCAAGCACAACAGGCTATCATCGGTCAGCAATCTGCTAACACTGATGCCACATACAAAGCCCAGAGCCTTGCACTGGACGCTGCTAAGACCCAGGGTTTTAATCAAATAAACGACCAAGCTACAGGTAAGGGTAATACTTTCTCTGGGCTACCAACTAACGAACAGGCTAATTACCTTTCTACTACTTACTTGCCTGGGGTACAACAAGCTCAAGCAAAGCAAAACTCTGATAAGCTAACACTAGCTGGTCAGGCTGCTGCACTTAATACTGATATGCGTACCAAAGCCCTTGATACTCAGAACAACCAAACACAGGCTGTTAATCAGTGGAACTTAAGCCAAGCACAAATTGATGCTCAGGCTCGTGAAGGTGCTGCAAATCGTGCCTCTCAAGCTGCTGCGACTAGCTCTGCTGCTGCTGAACAAGCAAAGAATGCAGAACTACTCAAGAGTCTTACTAATAATACTGGTACATTCCTTGAGAGTAAAAAGGGTTCAGATAATCACGTTGCTCCTGCTACATGGCAGAAAGCACGACAAGCATGGGTTGCTAGTGGTGGTAGTGTTGATACTTTCAACTCGACCTTCTCTGGATACGTCAACTCAGGATATAAAACTTACGCATCAGATTACGGTCTGTTTTAGGAGTAACTAATGGCTAGTAAAGATACAGGATACGGTTGGTTAACTGGTAGTGCTGCCCCACAATCTGGTGGATACACTAGCCGTTGGGCTAAGTACGCACAAGACCAAGCCAAGGCACAAGCTGAAGCAGATTTTAATGCACAGCAAACACAACAGGCTGAACAAACAAAACAAGACAACAAAAACATCTTCCAAAAGAGTGCTGATATTGTAGGTAGTGTAGCAAGTTCTGTCGCTGACTTATGGAATCATGGTGTTGGTGATGTAGGACGTGTCATACAAGGTTCATTCGCTGCTAACGACAACTTAAAAGCAACCGAAGATTACCGCAAAAAACAAAAAGAAATTAGCGATAAGTTATATGCCCTCACAGGTGATAAAACTGACCAGGCTACATGGGATAATCCACAGGTAAAAGACCTACAGAATCAACTTAATAAGTTGGCAATCGAAAATGGTCAAGGTGGTGGTCTTACCGATGCACAGCGACAAGCTGCTGGTGCTGACCAAAATAAAGCTAATGCTGCTACTGCAAAGACTGACGCAAATAATAAGACTATTGCTGAATCTCAAGCAGTTGATGCCAAGAAAGCTGCACTTAATACTGCTAGTAACTTCCTAGATGTTGCTACATTAGGTGTAGGTGGACTTGTTAAAACTGGTGGTAAAGCTGCCATTGAAGCAGGTGTTAGTGCTGCTGCCAAAGCTGGTAGTAAAACCGCTGCAGAACGTATTGCTGCTAAAGCAACTACTGAAGCTGTAGCTGGTGCTGTCGCTAAAAAGAGTGCTGCTGATTTAAGTAGGACTGTAGTTGGCTCTGCTGCTGAAGGTGCTATTATCAATGGTACTTACGGTGGTATACAAGCTGCTGCTAATGGACAAGATGTCGGTACTGGTATTACTCAAGGTGCTGCCGTTGGTGCTGGACTAGGAATAGTTGGAAACTTAGGTGGAAAACTAATCCGTAAAGCTCTAGGCAAAGATGGTAAACCTGTTGATGCTGCAGTAAATGCTGTAGATAATACAACACCTAGTGCTCCAATAGACCCTAATGCTCCTCCAGCTGGACAGAAATTACTCGGTGATGGACAACCTTCTAGCAAGGATATTGCTGCACAGATTCAAGACTTACAGAACGGCAACTATTCTCCTGACTTGATGAACACTGTAGACAGTAAACCTGCTGCTATAAAAGACCCTAATTTTGCTAAAGACCAAACTGCTCTATCTACTAGTTATGATGCTGAATTAAAGGCACTTGACAAGAATACTGCACTTGATACTACTGCTAAAGCCGATGCTGCTAATAAGATAAATAATAAGTATGAACAGTTAAACGCACAACTAGAACAGAAATATACTCCTGCATCTGATGCAGCTGGTGTTAATACTGGTACTGGTTCAAGCACGACTGTAAATGCTGATGCTGTTAAGGCTAAGTTTACTGAACTCCAGACACAATATAAAGATGCACTCGCAAGAGAAGCAAATGTTGCTCAATCTGCTGCTAACGAACGACTCTCTGCTGCCCCAAAGGTAGCTGACGTACAACAGGCTGCTGCTGATTATGCTGCTGGTAAGAAACCAGATACGCTTTATACTCCAGACCAACGACCTGCAGACATCTTAGACGTTGTTAATAACCCTAAGTTGCCTCAACAAGTCCGTGATTCTGCTAACCAAGTATTACAGCAAGCTAATGATGCTCGATTGAATGCTCCTAACTTTATGGACACTGCTACTTATGAGAAATCTAAGCTAGGCTTTGTTGATAGTTATAATGCTGATATTAAGAACCTGAACAGTATGCCAGATTCTCCTTACAAACAGCAAAAAATTGACGAACTTACTGCAACCTTAGACCAAAATATGCAAAATCTTGATGGTATGTATAACGATACTGCTGCTGCTCGTCAACATGACCAACAGATAAACGACTTCGTTAACCAGAAAGAAAGCCAGATTGTCATGGATGCGAATAGAATGATGGATTCAAACCCTAATATCTATCGTACACTTGACCCAGGTGCTGATACTGCATACCAAGCTGAGTTACATACTAAAATGTATGAAGCTAAAACTGCAGAGTTTATGCAACCTACGAAAGTCCCAGATTCAGTTACTGCTACAGATGAACTTGTTCATGCTGCAGATACATCGCAGAATCCACAAGAGTTTGTTGATAAGCTAAATACAGACCCAGTTGCTCAAAAGGCTTCTGATACTGTTGCTGCTAACGCTGATACAGCTACTGTTGCAATGAAGCAAAACCCTATGTCTACTAGCATTGTCGGACGTGTACTTGGTATACCTCGTGATGTTATTAAAAGCTGGGGTGAGGCTGGACAACAGTTTGCAGACAAACTTGACAACGCAATGTTTGACTATACTTCACATCGTGGTACTCAGATTCTACGTGTTCGCCAATGGGATGAACTACTTGGTAAATCTGACAAGTCTCGAGAAGCTGTATTCAACGCACTAGACAATGGTAACATTGATAAACTAAGTGCCAATGAACTTACTGTTTACAAAGATGCTCGTGAATACTTTACTGAGATGGCTGATAAATTAGGAATTGACCCAGAAGGTCGAATCACTGATTATGTTCCTCACCTTATTAAAAGTCAGACTGGTAAAGAGGCAACTGCCCTAGACCAGACAATCCAAATGCTTAAGTATGGTAAAGATGCAAAGGGTAATCCTTTGACTTCTACGGTACGAAGGAACTTAAGTGCTCAGTTGAGTGGGCTAGACCCAGCAACAATGCGTTACTTAGACCTTAATACCTCTTATCAGTTTAAGAACGGATTCCTTGAACACCGTACTGGTGACACTGGCTTCCAGAAGAATCTTCTGTCCGTTGTCAACCTATATGATACACTTGGTGCTCGTAAAGTCTACCTTGAGCCAGCTATGCAAGATATTGCAAAAACTGTTTCAGACAAGGCTAACGGATTCTCTGCTTCACAGCAACGATATGTTACTGACCTGTTCAACAACCTTCGTGGTACAAACAAATCAGAACTACAAACTGCACTAGATGGGGTAATCCAAAAGGTTATTCCTATACCTGATGCAAGTGGTAGATTGATTCGTGGATTCAGACGACTCACAAACGCAGGTTTGATGGGTGGTTCTGTATCAACTGCGTTGAAGAACACTCAGGCATTCGTAAACATTGCTGCAAAGATTCCACCACAAGACTTACCACACGCTATTATGGCTGCAGGTAAATCGCTTCGTGCAGACAGTTCTGAATGGCGTGAGCTATACCAGGCTGGTGTTATGGATGCTTCGTTCTCGAACTTCATCCGTGATATTTCTCACCAAGGTGGCGGTAAAGTAACCCAAGCTATCGACAAAGCTGAAGTTCCATTGTGGACTATGATGCGAAATGTTGACCAACTTGGACGTGCTACTGCTTACTTCGCCAAGAGGGATTCATTCCTTAGAGGTGTAGGTAAGACATTAGACAATGCTTCACCTGAAGAATTACGTGGTGCAATGAAGGCTGGTCGCACTGGTGCTCGAGATACTTCTTTCGAGTTTACACCATTAGACGTTCCAGTTGCACTTGATGGAGACATGGGTAAACTAGCTCTCCAGATGCAGTCATGGAACTTGCAACAAGCTAACTTCGTTAAGAACCTATTTCATGGACATGAAGATTCACTGATTAGTAACGGTAAGATAAATGCTAAGGGTGTATACAGCCTTCTAGGATTTGCTGCTGGTACTGCAGGATTCTACTACTCTGTTGGTTCTGCCGTTGGTATGAAACCTGAAGAATTGATTCCATTTGGAACTGATATTACTCAAGGTCAAATGCCACAGTCTCCTATTTTCAACTTACTTGGTGTAGGTGGTGATGCACAAAATCCTGGTTTATATCAGGTAGCAACAGCCTCTAACGACCAACGTGGTGCTATCGCATCTAAGGTTGGAAGTAAGTTCTTGACTAACTTGATTCCTGGTAGTGCTCAGGCACAACGAACCATTAAGGGAATAGATTCTACCACTAGTGGTGTGTCTAAGAATAAGAATGGTCAAATCCAGTTCCTACAGAACACTGATGCTACTAGTCAATTACAGGCTGCAGTATTCGGTAAGTACAGTACGCAAGCTGGACACGAGTGGGTAACAAACGGTTTCCCAACTCTGTCTGATACACAGACAAAAACAGTTGACGGACTTGGCTCGCAAGATGCTAAGAAGAAAACTGCAGAGTTCTTTATTGCTCTAAACCAAACTGGTGGACGACAGGATACTCTTACTAATGTAAAGGCTGCTATAGATGCAGGTGATACAAATAAGGCAATTCGATTAGCTAATGAGTACAACTCAAAAGTGAAAGATAGCCTGAAGAAATACTACGCAGATTATCAAGATATTCCTGCTGTAGTAGGTTATGACCAAAGTGGAAACGAATTAAGTGGAAGCTCTTATCTAACCGACAAACTGATAAACGTAAGTAAATATGAGAATAAGTAATGTCTAAAACAAATAGTCAACAACCACAAACAGTTAATATTAACCCACTAAACGGTAGTACAGAGGACAGTCAACCTGTTCTCGCCTACAGGGTGGGTGAATTAGAAAAAGCAAGCCGTGAGGGATTCAAGTCTCTCAGTGATAAGTTAGAAAACCTATCTACACACTTCGCTACCCACAAGGATATTGAAGTTGCTAAAGACCAGGCTCAAGCTGAACACAAGGCTATATATGAAGAAATCGAAGATGTGAAGGAAGATGTCCAGAAGCTCCAAAAGAAAACCTGGGTACAGAATACATTATCTGCAATATTTGGTGCTATACTAGCCCTACTTACTGCGTATGCTTTCAACAACATATTGATTCACTAATAAAAGGAGAATAAGAAAGATGAACGATTTACTACTCTACTGGTTTTTGTATGTAAGCACAGGTGCGATGATTGGTACATTCCTCGGAACACTACTCGCATTTGGGTTTGCTGCATTGACTAAGAAACTAATCAAATGGTATAGGAGCTTATAATGCTTAAAGGCATAGATATAAGCAAGTGGCAAAATACATCTGCCGTAGACCTCGGGCAAGACTTCGTAATAGTCAAAGCTACTGAGGGTGTCGGATATGTAGACCCTACTTGTGATACTAAATACCAATACGCAAAATCAAAAGGCAAACTCCTGGGCATATACGACTTCGCTCGTCCTGACCTGGGTGGTGCTATCGCTGAAGCTGACTTCTTTGTAGATAATACTGCAGGATATTGGCAAGCAAAAGAAGCTATTCTAGTACTTGACTGGGAAGCTGGTAACTTAGCTGACGTAAGCTGGGCTATCACTTGGCTACGAAGGGTTCGTGACCGCACTGGTGTGAAGCCACTTATCTATATGAGTGCATCTACACTTAGCCGTGCAAACTGGCAACCAGTAGTAAACGAAGATTTCGGTCTTTGGATTGCTGGATACCCTAACCGATACAATGTAACTAACCCACCTACTCCAGCTGAAGGCGAAATGCCTTACGATACGAGTCCTTGGGGATTCGCTGCACTATGGCAATATACTAGTTCTGCTGGTACACTTGACCGTAACGTAGCTTACATGAGTCGTGAAGCATGGGGACGCTATGCTGGTGGTGGAACTCCCCCAGTACAACCTCCTGCTCCTGTTATAACTACTAAGGATGAACAGACAGTTGATGTCTTGCCATTCACGGTGGTTCGTAACCCTGAATCAGACAAGCCTGTAGGATGGGAACAGCAAGTACAATCTGGTACTGAAGGCTCTCACACTGTTATTACTCGTATTACATATACGGATGGCAATGAAACAGGACGTGAAGTTATCAGTGATATAACTGTACAACCAGTAGATGAAGTGATTTACTTCGGAACACAGGAAGTCCCAACGACTGTTGAACCGCCTGTAACTGAACCTGAAGTTCCTACTGAAAATAATCCAAAACTTTCACAACCTACCAATGACACACTTATTGCTTTTAAAGCGTTTATTTTAACTCAAGTTACTAAACTTTGGGCTAATAAAGATAAAATAATCGCATGGGTGAAGTCACTAATTAGTAAAATAACCAGAAAGAAATAATATGGAACTATTTACACAAGCAACAGCCCTCTCCGCAGGTGCTGTATTGCTCCTAACTGAACTCTTGAAGTTAATCCCTATAACGTTTACTAGCAAGTATCCTGCATGGGTTAACGGCATACTATCAGTTATCGCAGCCGTACTAGTTGTCGCTCCAACATTCACATTTGTGAGTGTTGCACAGACAGCAGGTACAGCTCTCCTCATCGCTGTTATCGCAGCAATTAGCTACAATCAGTTTACAAGTAAGCTGAAGGGTAGCTCGGTTTAATTTAAACCAAATAAAAAAGACCTCCAATTAAGGGGTCTTTTTTTATTGCCTAAAAACTTACTTCTAGTTCATTACCGTAGTCTGGTTGCACCATTATGCAACAGCCAAACATTTCGCCAACGTATGCTCTGGGGTCTTCAGTATAGCTTCCCCGAATAGCATCTCTCGCATTCTCTCTATATCCCATGTAGTATCCAAGGTCGGCACCTCTTTTAAGCTCATTCCAAAATCCTGGACTAAGCCGTATGACTCGATTGGTTCTTGGAAGGTTCTCCATGTCGAAGACATGAATTGCATCACGGATTCCTCGAGTGCTGATACGCTCAAAGGGCGTACTAACGATGCATCTGCGATTGTAACTATCGACCCTGGTGTTGATACGAGGTCTTCCAGATTGAAATCCCCCGATATTTACCACATAGGTGATGTCTGATAGCGAAGAGAATCCAGCATTAAGTTGTTCAAGTTCTGGTACATATTCTCGAAAGTAGGCAGAGTTTTGACGCTCTACTACCTTCTCGACTGTATTATCAGAACCGAACTTCTTAATTAGTAATTCATCAGCAATTTTTCTTAGGTCTTTAGGAAGACTATTTATCTTCCTTGTTTGCAAGACTGGACTTAATTGCTTTTGAGCCATCTAATACCGCCTTTACAGTTTCAGGTTGAGTGTGTGAAGCTGCAGATACCATTGCGACATCCATAGCGTTCTGACGGTCAACTTGAGTGATTTCACCAATCTTTCGTACACCATCAGCGATACCATCTGCGTAACCTGATTTGTACTGCTTGTCTTCTTCACTTACTTCTGAATTGCTAACTGCATCTTCTCGAGTCTGTACTTTGGTTTCACGCTTTGCAACTAACTCTTCACGAGCCTTAAGGTCTGCAGCAATGTTTTCGTTAGCCAATCGCTTAGTAACAACATCACGAGCATCACTCTTTTGCTTAGTAAGAACTTCAATCTCTACATCTTTAGCAGCGATTTCACGAGCTTGCTTTTTAATCTTAGTAGATTGCTCATTAGTTTTGATTTGCAATTCTTCTACTGCATATTCTTGTTCACGTTCTGCTTCTTCGTAACCCTTGTTGTAGGCTTCGTCAATAGCGTCTTGTTTAACTTCCTCAGCCGTAGCTAGAAGTTTCTTTAGTTCACTTGCTTTTACTAATTTGTACTTCATATATCTATCCGTAATATTCCCTTAATAATCGTTTACTTATATCGTGACTAACACGTTTACCTGTTCCCATTGGGTCGTAGGCTATTACTATGTTCTTGTATGCTATGCTCTTGATTCCGATTGGAGTATGAAACCTACCATATCGACCAGTTGCACTACTCCCTGGAGTACCCCCAGCGTATACACAGATGATTGCACCTGCTTTGCTTCCCCAGACACACACATCTCCTGGGTGAATTACTGCTCCATACTTATCTCTTTTATTGAGTGAATACAATAGTCGGTTCTTTTCCATTATTAGAAGTTTCCTTCAGCTACTTGGAAACACTTGAGACCAATTCTCCTCCACATATCTACTACACGGTTTCGGTCATCAAGTACAAACTTAACATTGAATCGTGGTTCTACATGTGTGCGGAATAGTCGTTCTTTAACTATTGAATCTTCGAGTTGTTTACCTTTGTCATCAACATCACTGTTGAGTCGAGTGTAAAGCTCATCATATTCTACGTTGTTTGCTTTCAACCATTCTTCTGTAACTTCTCGGTGGTCTTCGTTACGTCCAGTAAGGATAATAACTTTGTAGCCGTGGTCATACATCATAGCGGTGACTACTGATACTGCATCATCTAGTGAATCGTTCATAGCTCGGCTTGCGTCATAAGGACTGCGACCATCTGCGATGTGTGCTAGTGTGCCATCAATATCAACAATGATAGCTTCTTCTTTATTGTCATCATATGCGATAACTGCAGGCGGCGGTACTAAATACCTATCGTGCATAGCGTAGATTACCTTATCAGGTACTGGCTTGTCACGTAATTGGTTACGCCTAATGCATTCTTTAACAGATACATCAAAGAACTTCTCTTCGTAAAACGTTTCAAAAACTATTGCTAGATTCTTGAATGTCTCACTGTGTTTAGGGTCGAGGTTAGTATCATCTACTACCACGTTCTGACCCTGAGTCAATGCTCGGACGATAACATCATCACGGAGCTTCAGGACAAACTTCTCGTTATCCTTACTAAACTTACTATTGTGTAACATGGCACGTAAGTCATCTTTGTTCACACGAACCCACCCTTTATTCACCAGCTCCCTAGCGTATGTGGTCTTACCAGAACCTGGCAGACCTTTTAACACTAGTAGTGTAGGATGCATTTGTGCGACTTGTCGTTTAACCTTTTCAGGTTTGGTCGCTGTGTCCATCTAATTTCCCTCTTAATTCTTCAAGTTTTCTTTTATTCTCTCCACTATTAAATGGATAGTGAAACCATGCTGCACCTTTACTCGCAATGCTGTACACAACATTAGGTATTGGAAACTTCTTCTTCCCCTGCATGTAAACTCCTATATATAGCTTGCCGAGCAAAGTGGTCTTCTCTTAAATAAGTTGACCATCTCTACTCAGATTCTACCGTTAATTGTATTACCGTAACACCGTTAGTTTCTTGGCGTTGTTCGTACTGCAATTCTGGTTTCTTCGGACGTTCCATCTACTGGCAACCCTCGCAATTCAGCAAGTCCTGTGGGTCGATGATACTCGTCAGTTGTTGTATCTTCTTGGAGTCCCCGATGTCCTTCGGGTCGATTTGGCTCATCACTTGTTCTATCTGCTTCAACATCTGGTCGGTCTGTTCCTGGGTCATATTCTTTTGCCTCGATTAGCTTTTGATTGTTGTAGTCGTTATCGAGTCTGTCAGCAACTAATGTAGCGTAACCCGCTATGTCCCTCCATGAGTCAGAGTAATGTGGGTCTCCATTGATGATACGTGCCAACTTATTAACAATCATATTGATTGCTTCAAGTTCGTCAACATAAAAATCGAATCGAGTTTTACCTGTGACTTGCATTCCAAACTCAATTACTTGATGTAACCCCTGAGCTATTCCTGCTTGGTTTATGAATGCACCGTAGCGTGTGCCACGTTCTTTCAATATTTCGTCTATGCTTTGAACCATTCGTGACCTCCTAATTCTAGTGAAATGCGAACTGCAACTTCATCTTCAAACTCTTTTACCCATACAGTGAAACGACCTAAAGAAACTTGTGCTTCTCGGTATTCCTCTTCTGAGCCATAAAAGTATTCTAGTGCTGAACTTGTCAATCGTGAAATACAATCAACTAATTCACCATGTGTCGGAACGTGGTCTTCTCCGTAAGTCCAACCATAAAGGTTAAACAACGGTGCTGCCTGATTAGCAGCTGCGTCAATGTCTTTGTAAAGACGGTCTGTTGTGATTCTATCAAATACGCTCATATTACTCCTTTACTGATTCTACTTCGTAAACACCAGTGTTAGTGTGACAAACATCGCCAACCTGGATTAGTGCTGCACCACGAGTAATGATACTCTCATGTGGCTGTCCGTCTACATCTCCATGTAAAATGGTTTCTGTGATGTATGCGTTACTGATTTTCTGTACTGATTCCATTGATTTTTCCTTCCAATAGTTGTTCTTTATACCACTGGGCTAACCCAAATGTGGCGTACTTCATAATATCTGATTTATAGATACTATAAAGTTGTTCTTTGATATTCTCTTGCTCTTCAGTATCTAAGTCAACATAGACCTCCTTAAGTAACAAACCAATATCTTTAGGTGTACCAGTCAACTCTCCATTGTCTCGGAGGTGCTGTACTGCCTTATTCCATCGAGCCTCTGTACGATAATTCTCTTTCAAGACATCGAACTTACCCTTACCAGTGTTTAGCTTAGACCAATCTTTCTGGTGTACTTCCTTAAATGCCTCTGTGACATATTTACCAGACATAACCGATAACGGAATCTGTCCAAGGAATAACCAATTCTTGTATGCCTTTACTACAACACCTTCAATCTTTTGTCCACCGAGATAGCTAACTGTGTCTTCTACCATATCTAGTATCGCACTCTGGCTAATCTCACCCCTGAACAATAACGGAACTGGGTCAACATCTAGTTTATCTGACCATTCCTTGATTGAATCGTAGTTAAGATACTCATGTGTCTCGCTAACATATACACCAAACATTGCGAAGAAGTTTTTAGGCGTTCTATCGTATGCTAGTGTCGAGTGGCGTGGAGTTCCCAGTGTTTCACCGTAGAACCAAATACCCTCTGGAAGCCTGTCTTCTATCGAATGCACATATTCCCATACTGGTCGGAATAGTTTATCTGGCTCTTCAAACTCACGTCCTTTTGAGCGAGTAACAACTACTCCATCTATTTTACCAAATGAAAACTGTGAACCGTCAAGTTTCTCAGTAATCTCCACCTCACCTTCAAAAAGGTCAAGGATTTGTTTGTCCCCGATATGTAGAATCTTAGGGAAAGCTGCTGTTTTACTCACTTAAATCCTCATACTTCCATTTATATTCCTGTAACTCTTCAGTGTATGCTCTGTAAATGAAATCTTCTATCCATTCAATGTCTGGTTTCCAGTCCATAACTGGGCTGATAGACTCTGCGGTTGCAACACGCCTGGACATTTCATCCATAGCTGCTACAATTTCTGGTGTGAATGGTCGAATCTCTTCAAGCGTCATAGGCTTAATCTTCTTCAATAGAGGATAGATGTCAGCTTCTGCAATGTTGCATTTGAATTGACCAGTAAGTAAGAATTGTTCACATTGCCACATGACACGTAAGAATGCTACTGCGAACTTAGCTGTGCGTTGTTGACCAAGAACTCCTACGTCTTCAAAGTTGTAGAACTTGTTCCATTGATTGTGAGCATAACCTCTACTGGCTGCAACGAATCGTTTCGTATCAATAAACTTTTTCCAGTTGGCTCTAAGTTCAGCGTGTATCGGAGTCGTTTCAATGATTTCGTCTGAAAAGAAGACTTCGAGGATTGTTGCGTTCCCATGTACCGCTTGCTTACAGAAATCTGCGAGTTCGTAACTCGTATTGTCTTCATCACCCTCTATCCACGTAGTGTTCTTAAGAGTTTTGAAAGGACTAAGTTTATCCTGTAAGCTGTGTATATGTATGCCACGAAAATCGTAATCACTAGTGCCCGTATTAAGCCCATGTAATCTACTCCCTACTAGTACTTTAGCTATTTGTGTTGTCATAGAACCACCTTAGCATAGCAGGTTCGATTGAAGGTTGAATCTTAACCAAACAATCAGCTAAACTTTGGAAACTAAAAACCGTTTTGTAATCACCGTCTGGGTCTTTCTGATACACAACTGTAATTGTGCCATCAGCCCTACCCAATAATGTCGATTTTTGAGACAAAAGTTTAGTAAGTTCGTTGATTAATTTGCGTTCTGTCCACTTCTTCCATACTTTGTACGTCCCATCGCTAAAACGAACAGAAACAGAAGGAACTTTATTGCCGTATATTTTTGCCATTTGAATACCCCTATTCTACAAACTTAATTAGTGTTCCGTCTTTTGGTAAACGTCCACTTGTATCAACGCCATATTCTGCGTATCCAAGATAGCCACGTTCCTCAAGTTTCTTTACTGCTGCGTCCATGCTGTCTTCTTCGACCATAGCAGATGCGTAGTTCAATAGCCTATAGCCATCCTGTGCATCATCCATGTTCTCTTCAGCCATCTCATCCCAGCCGTAAAACTTGCCTTTGTGTTCTTTTACAATCCAAACGTTATTCGCTGACATGACCACCCTTCCTAACTGTATAATTAATCATACTGTAAAGTTTCTGTTTGTCCGTATGTGCAATATCACAATCTCTTATGCTATCCATAAATCGTAGACTGGCTACAAAACCAAGGTCTGCGTTCTTTACAATTACTATTGACTCAACTCCCATTGAATTACCCCTTTGCTGCTATAGCAAGTAATCTACCAGGATTGAAACTGATTGTGAAATCTTCCCAGTCGTTCAACACCGTGATAGGTACTATCATAGCACCCGATTTTTCTATTACTTCTTGACGTAGCTTCGGGTTTTCGCTAATGTCAACAAGTTCGTACTTAACACCTTTCATATCAAATAGCTTGGCTACTGCCTTGCAATATGAACATGTTGGTGTCTTATAAATTGTTATCATCTTCTTTTTCCTCGTAGGTTACTTTAGTTTCTATTCTCCCTAGAGGATATAATCCATCGTCCTGTAAGTACCGTATGTAATACTCAGCCTGTAGGAGTTCTTTGAGTAGTGCCGTTTTGTATGCCCTAACTGCTGGTAAAAGCTCTCTAGGATACTTATCTTGACTCCATTTACCATTAGCTTCTAATGCAAATGTGTCTACTCTATCACCTTGAGTGACAAAAATAGATGGTACAAGTTTAGCTAGGACATATTTCTTATCCTCTTCTTTAGCTGCTTTGATTTGCTCTTGCAACTGTTCTCTCAACCACTCGATACTAAACTCTTTAGCCATCTATCCCCCTTTACGCTGCTTCGCCTGGAAGCGCTCCGTAACCGCCTAGTATATCATTAACTAGGTGAACTTGTCGTTCTAGGTCTGAGTAACGTTCTAGCAGAAAGCCTTTATATTCTGTTAATTGTTCAGGATTGAATCCTTCTAAAGTCTCTTGTTCTGTCATTCCTGGCAAAACTTCTTGTGGACTAAACTCCATTTACAACCCTTCCTATCTTTTTAAGTGATGCTTCTGAACACCATCCTCCACAATTCTGACATTGATAACGTTGTGTTTGACCCGAACGTTTCTTGTTAAAGCCACGCTTATGCAAGTTATCGCTACCACACTTAGGACAAATACCATCAGACTGATGAATATCCCCAAGATTAGGGTGACTAGCCATAAAAGGAAGCATCCTAAGATAAATAGCTTCAAGAAGGTTAACATCTTGGTCGTTATATTTCTTAAGAAGTTTGACCGTTTTCTTGGAAGGATTCCCAGACATGTAATCGTCTTCGAGGTTTGCATATCCTATGCTTTCCTTCCTACCAAGTCCAAGAAAGTACCCAAGGTCATCCAAGGAGTTGCTGTCGAATCTGAACCAGCGTTTTGCCTCATGTTTAGTATCAACGGTTTTTCGTGGTTTTGGAGGTAAGATACCTTCAGTGACAAAGAACCTGTTAGACATCTTATCATCAAAGCTGCCACCATTGTGTGCGATAGTAATATCCGCACCATCCAGTAACGCTTGTAAGCTCTGGACAAAATCGTGATACGTTTTGAAATCGTACCGTGATACAAAATGGACATTCTTTTCCCCTAACTCTTTCCATGAATAACACATTAATTCTGATTGTTTGGTGAACTTAACCACCTTGAAGTCCCAGCGATTGCCGTAACCCTCTACTTGTGTACGACTAGTTTCCAGGTCGTATAAGATAATTCTACTCATTTGCTATCTTCTCAATTTCTTCCAGTGTTGCCTCGTTGAGTAGCCAAGTCTCCACATCGTCTGGTTTATTACTATTTGACATTTATTCTCCTATTATATTCACAACCCCTTCCGTAAAATAACTAAGCTCCGTATTACAGTCCGAAGACACTTACGGTTTAATTACTCATTATAGGAAGGGTTTTAAATACAATACAACTGCTAACCAATTCGCCTGAATGCAGTACGGTTCGTACCGAAACACCTGGTGATTAAATCCAGTACCATTAAGACAGGACACGAGAGTACTCGTATGGTTAAAGGATAATATACTACGGAACTGTCATCAACAGCTCTACGGAAATCTCGTTTGGCTGACTTACGCCTGATTAGCATGTGTATTGTATTTATGGCTGCGATGCCAGGTATCGAACCTGGGCATTATCGTGTACTTTGATAGTCAAGGTTTATTAGACCTCCGCTCTGCCGCTGAGCTACATCGCATTATTGGTGGAGAGACTTTTACGGTGTCGCCCCAGTTCATCCAAAACGTAATCAGGGATTGAACCTGAAACATGCTCCTATATTTGTGCTCATACATGGAGCTGCGTTACCTTGCACACGCCTTTACGTCATATATTTGGTGGAGTATGAGAGAATCGAACTCTCGTCCCAAGGGTTTCCAACTCGTGGATTTACGCCTGGTCTAACCATTGATACCCCAGAAAGGAGGACAGGGCTGAGGAGTGCGTGCCTCACTTGCGTCAACTACTCCATGTAGCCGAACCCATCTTCCTATCTACAAGTTTATAATTCTTGACTGGTCTGTACCCTGGTTTCCGAACATTCGGTTGGGCAGATGTGGTAAAATATTTGGCATATTTACTTCCTTCAATAATTATTCATTTAATACCAGTTAACCGCATTGTGGTGCTGTAGGGCATTTGCCCAAGAGCCGTAACGTCCTATAACATAGGAGTTCATCCAGCGTATTTGACAAGCACCGTCTGCGTTTGGTGGCATTCCGCAACCAGATTTGCCACAGGGTAATTCCTGGGCTACTCCACAAGCATTCGAGCCTCCAGTATTGTACAACTGAGGGTTACAAGAGCCGTTCTCACGTCTTTGTAATTCAATAGCACTATTGAGTTCCGAACTGCTAACGACAGAAGCAAGCCAAGCCTGACAGTTACCACTGACTGCAACCTGAGTAGATACTCTAATGGTCTGCTGCCGTGCTGCCTCTAACTTTTCTTGCTTTAGTCTTTTAAAGCGGAGTTTTCCTGTTCTAGTTGTGTAATCTTCGCATCTTTTTCACTAACAGCTGTTGTCAACTGTTGTTTTTCCGTTTGCACGGTCTTCAGATTCGATTCGATTTTACTAGTCTCTTGCTGTGACTCCTGAAGGGATTGCTCCGCTTTTTGGATTGAGGCTGCATGAGCAGTCTGCACAAACACATAAGCAACTAGAAGGACTGTAACAACTGCCAGGATAGCTGCTGTCTTAGACCATTTTACGATTGTACGAATAAACGTCCTTTCGTTATTTGATATAGGGTAGTGACTGATAGTCCGTTTTGGTAATTCTTAACCTAAATGGTTCTGAACGGTTCTCTCTAACTGTTCTACTCTACTGGGTATTATATCAAACTCGAGCCAAAAAGTCAAGGGCTTTTTACAATAAAGTGTTGTAGTCTTTACATATTGCTCATCCAGTACATAAAATCGTACTGTGCTACCGTGAACTTTGGTTCAAAATATCTGCTACCCTTCCAGTTGTTGCATTTAGCATGTTCTGGATGTAGGTTAGTCGGGTCGAATACACGAGACGGTTCTCTTGACCTGGAGTAGATATGACCGAGCGTGACTTCCTCGGCAATGATGAACCTTCCGCAATGTCCACAGACGTAACAACCGTTATCGAGTGGTGGATTTTGTTTCTTCCATTTCTGGATGAACTTGAGCCATTCATGTGTTTTGTCCCCCATTGAGTTTAAACTGCTATTATAGTAACCATTCATTAGGTATCTCTCTCACTGCAGCTATGAAACCGTTCTTCTCAGCCCATGCGAGTTGAGTATTACGAGTTCCATCTTTACGTTTAGCACCAAACTCTCCATTAGCCCAGAATAAGATTCTTATATCTACGTTAGGATGCTCTGCTTTAACTGCTACCATCTTGGCTCTGACGGCTGAATCCCAGCTTCGTCCATTGCCTTTGGTCTCAATATATATTTTGTGCTTAGAGTTAGTTTCCAGTATGAAATCAGGAATATATTTCTTAGTAAGAGTGTATTCCAACTTCTCGGTTTCGTAACTGAAGTCAAGTTTCCTGCTGCGGATGTGGTTCGCTGTCATGTACTCGAACTTGTTCTTGTACGGCTTCCACTGCAGCTTCCTGGCTTCTTTTGTAAGCCCATCTTTTGTTGGCATACTCTCTCGCTTTCTCGCTAGTTAATGTTTTGGCGAAACCTTTTTTCACCCTTCGCCTTCCACCTTTGCGTCCAGCGAACTCTTTGATTATCTTAGCTGAGTCGTTCATCTTTACGCCACCTATATCCACCAGCATGAGTTATGTATCTAGCAATAGCTTTGCTAATACTAGATTGCTCTATACCAGTTTGTCTACCTGCCTTGTGTATCGAAGGGTATTTTATACCAGTCTCAACACATATTACTGGCGTTGGTTTTAATCCAGCACCATCAGGTCTGACTCTTCCGAGTTCTTTATAGGAGTGTACCTGATTCTCGGTGTGGATACACCATTCTAGGTTTTCTACACGATTATCTGTTTTGATTCCGTTCTTATGGTTAACCTGTGTTTTGCCATCTGGATTATCAATAAAGACCTGTGCTACTATTCTGTGTACCCGAATATCGAAGGCTACACCATTGCTGGCAAGTTGTGTCTGCAAATATCCGTCTTTACGAAGCCTCAGAACCTTAACACGACCTTTTGGGTCTTTCATAAAGCTCTTAATCTCTCCGACTCCGTTTACTTGATACATGCCGTTGTAACCTGGTATGTCTACCCACTTACTCATTAACTTAGCCTTTCGTCCTTCCGAGCACCCTGTAGGTCAATAACTCGAGACTTGATAGCATCAATTAAATCATGGCTATCTGCAACGATTGACTTAAGTTGCTCATAGAGAACTTTAGCATCTGTGTAAGTATTTTGTGCCTCAATGAACTTTTCGTCAGTGTATTTAGCGTCACCTGCTGATGTAGAATTGTGTGCTTCTTTAGCACGTAAGAATGCTCTTCCCTTTTCTGCTTGCATAAGGGTTTCTTTCCGCATTGCATCTCGGTGTGCGTCCACCTTGACATCTAGTAGTGATGCCTTCATAGCACTGAGTTTTACCCCAATGTATGAAAGAACATCACCAGTTAGACTTTTAAGGAACTTCTCATCAGACAACTGACGGTTAATCTTCATTATTTTTTCGATTAACTGTGCTGTATCTTCAGGTGACATATTAAATATCCAGGTCGTCTAGGTCAGGAGCAGCTGACGAGGTTTGGTTAGCGATAGGTTCTGCACCGAGTTTCTCAGCAATTCCCTCTAGTAAACCAATAACATAGTCGAGCTTATCGTGAACAATTTCTGTACTCACGTTAGCGGTAAAGTCATCTGCAGGAGCTTGTGCTTCCTGTGCAGGTGCTTGTCCTAGTGGACGTGATGCTGATTTGAAGTTATAGAATGTTCCAAACGTTCCATCAATTTGTACAATATCACCAAATAGTTCATCGCCTGCAGCAATTTCGTTACCTGGTTTCTTGTTTACATTAATCCATCCCTTATCAGAATGACCATCTAGCTTGACTTTCCAAGCGTTGAATGTGTTGCCATCAAATGTGACGGTCTTTGGTGTTTTGTCTTCCTTGCTTACTGTCGCTTGGAATGCCTGTGCTACTTTAAATGCTTGTGACATTTTATTCTTCTCCTACAATTACATTAGTTATATCAATTACATCGTGACTAAACTCTTCCCAAGGGTTTTCACCGTTAGCGAGTTTCTCACCGTTTACCCAATAGATGTCTAGTCCTTCTACAGTCCAGCCTGCACGTTGCAAGATGAATGCGTAGAATGAAAGCTGTAACCAGTGGCAGTCCAACAGTTCTTTACCTAACTTAGGAGCTGTGCCCTGAGTCAATGCGTAGAATGGTGAATCAACTAACTGATATTTAGTTTCATGGATGTCTGCATCTGTTTTGAAGTCCTGAATCCTGATGATTCGTTTCTTCATGTCTACTACTTTGATTCGGTCAATCGAACCACATAGCTTAAGACCTTTTTCCCATACAAACTCTTCATTGAATCGGATGTAATCACCACCAAATAATTCGTGGAATGATTCAACAACTTTCTTCATTAGAGGGTTTCGGTTGAGTGCCTTGTTTACACCAATAACTGGTGGCTTTGTCTTGAACTCTTTGACACTCTTGATTTTATCACCAAGTTCAAAGTTACGGTCATAGTTTTCCATTGCAAAGTGAATTGAGTTACCAAAGTTTGTCGATATTTGTGAGTTAATTTCCCACATCGCTTTGATTTGCTCTACTTGTGCATCTGTTAACTTATGCTTATTCTGGATAGCCTTAAGGATTTCAGTCTTATCAAACTCAGCGTAGAATTGTTCTGGGAACTTGCTACCACTTAAGAAGCCTTCAAGTCGTTTGTGACCATTTACTTCATTGATTTCGATGTTCTTACCAATGAGCACACTATTGTATGTTATAGGTTCGACTGTTTTCTTAACACCGCTTGCATCCACTACCTGGGTCAAGTAAGCTAGAACTGACTGCATCTGAGCCTTCGTTGGCTTTTCTACAGGCTTTGCGTCTTCTGCAACTTCTGCTTTCTTAACTTCTTTAGGTGCTTCAGCATATTGCAATTCAATGTTAACACCAAAGCTCTTGCCACTTCCACCTGTGATAATTGACAATACAATTTGTACTGGAACTTCTGCATCCATAGATTTTGCAATCTCTAGGTTCTTGTCTTTTGCAATGTAGCCAATAGGTAGCCACTCTTCGCCAACCTGTACATCAACCGCTACTGCATTCTTATCATACTCGTTCTCAGCTTCACGCCTTACTCGTAGTGGTTCTTTGCCTTTAAGAGTAGAAATAACTGCTTGCCTACCCTCGAAAGTGACTCCAACCAACTTACTGTTGTATTTGAATACTTTACTCATTCTAACTCCTTTATTGTTATCTTGGGTCGTTGTCATAGCCTACCATACCGCAGATTATCGGAAACGCTATACATACTATTATTAGTATCATCTTTACCTTTCATCATACTAGGTATTATATCAAACTGGAGGCTAAAAGTCAATAGTTTTTCCAGGAAATGTGTTGTAGAATTAACATTCTTATGTTTCCTAACCTGTTATCTATTGACTTTACTAAGGAGTTATGGTATAATACCACATGTAGAGATTTCTTTGTCGTTACTCTACGCTTAACTCCTTTCTTGAACCCTTGGTATTCCCCTATGCCTTGGGTTCTTTTTTTGTCTTTAAATCTTCCCAATAGAAAGTATCTTTCACTTCTGGGTCATCAATCAGCTTATTGCTTGCATAGATGAAGTTAAAATGCTGGAAATTACGTACTGCCTGCCAGAATCGTTCATGTGGGTGTTCCAGTAGGTAGTTTACAAAATCATATTTTGCTTGCTCGTCCCTATCACCACCAAACATTATATCCTGCATTATTTTGCCCTTCGTCTTGCTGCTTGTTGACCTAACTTGGTCACTTTTTTAGCTGCTCTTCGCTTCTTAGTACGAATGACCACCTGCTCATCGTTACGCTCTTTTTTTCGCATCAACTTACTAAACAAATCTACTTTTTTATTCATTTTCAGTGCTCCTCTGCTTGAACTTAATATCTATTGCTCGTGCTACTCCACTGACCATCAAAGACCTTTGATTAAAGCCTTTCAAGTACAATGTTTTGAGGCTTCTAACTCGACTCAATCCAACGTATCCCATGCCTTCAACAAATGCCTTAGACAAATCAACTTCCGCTGTGTCTAGTGTCATCCCCTGAGACCTGTGTACTGTTATTGCATACGCTAATCGTATAGGAATCTGTGTCAAAGCTGCTGTTGTTCTCTCACTTCGTTTGTATTCCCACTCCTCTGGATATACTGTAAAAGCATATTTATCTCCAAAGTCAACTACTGGGAATCCTTCTGTAGACCACGCTGTGATTACTCCAATACTGCCATTAAAGAATCGACCTTCTGAGTCATTCTTTACTGCCATTACTGTCGCACCCAACTTAAGCCTGAGTATCTCTGGTGCTAGAACATTCTTTTGCAATATCTGCAAATCGTTCCATGAATTACCTCGGCTTGTACGCAAATAATAATGCGTATCTCCTGTCAATTCATCCAATTTCTTGTTGTTGATATTCTCAACATCTATGTTTAACGTGTAAAGACGTGTAACATTATCGGATGCCTTATATCCAATGCGACTTTTAAGTAAGTTAAGATGGTGTTGATTCAACGTTCCATCACGCATTGCATTTAAGATTCCCTGTAATTCTACATCATCCTGCCTGAATTGTTCTTCTAGGTAACATACCTTGACATTCATGCGTTTCCATACTTCACTGAATACAACGAACTTCCCCGAACCGCCCTGTTTAACAGGTTGTAACTGAAAGAAGTCTCCAACTAGGATAATCTGAATCCCCCCAAACGGCTCATTATTCTCACGAATCAGTCTCATAGCCATATCGACCATATCCAGATTGTAATCGTGCATCATACTGATTTCATCTATAATTAGAACATCAGTCTTCCGAATATCTTTCTTCCTAGTCTCGCTCATTGTGTAAATGTAGTCATCGTGTAGATGGTCATCAAGACCCATGCCAGACCAGCTGTGGATAGTTTGTCCACCAATGTGTGAAGATGCAAGACCTGTTGTAGCTGTTATAACAACCTTCTTATGCTTACGTTTCGCTTGCTTCACAAACTCATTGATTGTCCATGTTTTACCAGAACCTGCTTGACCAGTGAGTAGAACGTTTGCCCCCGACAGCATAATCTCTATCGCCCTACTTTGTATCATCTTACATTTCTCCTGTTCCTAGACTGTTCTTCATCTGTAGCCCATCTACAATTTCTTGGTTCATAGTTACCATCAACATCTATTCTGTCAATAGTATATTTACCATTTGGCTTATTGCCCATGTCCAATACAAAGTTCCAAAAACCTTGTTCTATATCCATCCATCTTTCGCAGATGATTATTCCCCTAGCACCCCAATACTTATAGTCTTCTGAGGCTGGATTATAACACCTTTGTCTCATTGACTTATATGTTATATAGAGTGGATGTGATTTTCTACCCTGATTAGGTGCTATAACAGTCTTTAATGGGTCTCCATATTTCTTAAATCGTTTATAGTGTCTAACGCAATATCCAAGTTTTAAGTATCTATTACTATTACTCGCTAAATCACCTTGTCCAGAACAGTTTTCGATTTTGCAATGGTTCACACGAGTAATAATAACTTTCGTTTTATACTTGTACATCTCCATTATGCTATACCCATCTGTGCTTTACGTCTTCGGACTTGCCACCCCTGTTGTAGCCAAGGTGGTTTCTCTTTAGACTTAATATCTGGTACTAATTTACGTGCTACTGCCAATGCAGTTTCAACATATTTAGGCGTGTCAATCTCTTTCTGTGCTATCACTAGCTTGACAACTTTCAGCCCATCATGTTCCAACACACCTGGTTTACTGACAAGTTTATCAAGACCTTCGATTTCGCCAGATAGAAGATTCCCCTGCCCAACGTGTTCTACTCGTTTCGCTCGACTTTTCCCTGCCATATTACCCCTTAGTGTTTTTCAAACTTGATATTTGTCTCAAACCATAAAACGTTAACTTTAATTCCATTATCAATAGCTATTGACAAACCAAACCTTTTAAAGTTTAAGTATGTATAAATAGACAATGTATTCTTCTTTTTGTCAACTTTAATATGAGGTGTCTTTGTCAGTACTTTCGCTTCCATATCTTTCTCCTTCTTTTTATATATATTAAACATCTTGCCGTTCAGCAGAGTTTCCTCGTAAAACCATTGATGCTTCTTCACAATGTTGTAATTCCTCTCTAAAAGCCGTAATAGCTAATGCCCGAGGCAATTTACCTTCATCAGCCATAACCATATAATCTTCAAAACGTTTAGACCTATATTGTTTAACTTCTTCTTCACGTTTACGTGGTGATTTCCATTGTTCCATGTTTCCCCTTAAGTCCACCGAGACCCGATGGTATTTCTTATTGAACGCTCTGAGTTTTGGATACACTCCCCCCTACTATCCCCCAGCACAATCGAGTTACGATTATGTACTTCTGAGAGAAGTAGGAGAGAGTTAATGTATTTCCCATCGTTACGACTTCGTATCATCAACACCTAGAGTTCCCCTTGAGTCCTCTAAACATGTATCCCGACCTATACCCTACTGCTTGAACACTTTCGTGCTTGCCTGTAATAAGTTAGCTAACTGCTTAACGGTCATTGAGGGGATTGCACCCTCTCTAGTTTCCTGTGATATATGCTCCATTATCAAAACGTTTTGTCTTGAGTCATGTAGGGATTATATCAAACTTTTGTCTAAAAGTCAAGCACTTTTGGCAATAATGTGTTGTAGAATATACAATAGCCACACTATCAACACTAGTAAGATGACTACAAACTTTGGGTCTTTAAACGGATTGTTTGGCTCTAATACCATACCAGACCTTCTCCCAGAATACATCATACAATTCTGTTTCAAATCTATTACCGAACTCATTGTTATGTGCTTCAGCCCATCTAAATGCTTCAGCTTCAATTCCTGCCTTGCCTGCCATATCAAGTTTTTGTCGTAATTCATCGTTAGTTTTAACGTACTTGATGATATATTTTGTGTTCTCCAGCTTAAATGCTAGTACACCCTTGTAAATTGATTCTCTGCTCATATTACTCCTCGTAAAAGTTATGTGGTTGACCGCAACATTCACAACCTTCATCGTCTGCGTCTTCACCAGTTATTGCTTCAAACTCTTTTATAGCTAATCGCATTGACCTAAACTCTTTTTTAGCTTCAGTCGCAAGCGTACCTAACTATCTTTCATCCTTCCAGTCCTCATCTTTTAACCAGAAACTACCACCACTGTTGTTACTACTATATATTATTGTCTTCATACTAACCCCATCTTCTAGTCGCTTCTCAGCATCTGTCTCACTTACTTGTTTAATCTTAATTATCTTCTTCTTCATATTCACCCCTTTCGGACTCAGCGTCCATTCTTGCATCCATCTCACACTCTTGCATAAAGTCAAGGTGTGCTTCATAACAATCTTGGCAATTTCTATAGTGCTCCTCGTTAAACCTGCTATGCTCGTCCATCTAACTATCCACAACTATCAGGTCTGGAAAATCACATGGGTCTGATACCAGTCCACAATTATCACACTCTAGCAAATCATTCTTCACTGGGCATTCATGTAGTACTAAAGCACCACAATCACCGCAAGTGGTTACGTTGAACCCGTTTGCTTGCATTTTCTGTAGGACATCTTCGTTACTGCCTGTCAAATATATTCTGTGGCTCATAAGTAGTTCTCCCTTACTTTAATTACGTGCTTGACAACTTCGCTGTCTTCCCCTTGGTCTTTAACGAGTTTATTGATTAGCTTGTCCCATGTTGCCAATTCATCTAGTGTTAACGTTGCACCGTACCTCCATGCTTTATCAAAATCTTCTAGTGTTGTCTTTTTTACATAGCTCATATCAATCTCCCTTATTTAGTCTTTAGTGGCATTAGTATACCGTAACCCGAGTTGTACCCTGTCTGCTTGTGTACCATTGCTCCGAGTATACCATTCAGCTTGAACGTTAACCCGTCACTCGCAAATAGTGCTTGAATCTTTTTGGCATAATCAGCGTTGAATCCAATTCTATCAGAATTAGCCCCGACTAGTGCTCTATCAACAGTCGTTGTTATATCTGGAAAGGTATTATAACTGTATGTCATACCCTCTAGCAACTCTTCTGTTAAGTAGTCCTTGCCACTTGCCAACTTGTACCATGTCTCGATGTAACTACGGTGTATTGTACGTCCCTGCAAGTTGTCATCCTCAACTTCTAGCATAAACATAACATAACCATCTGTTCCTGTTAAGTATAGTTTATCATTATACTTCAAAACTTTTGCATTCTCGATTGCTGGTCTAGTATTATCTTTACTGATAATGTCTAGCATAGCCTTGACTTGTTGACGTTTTAGTTGTAGCATTATATATCCTCTCGTAAAGTTAATTCTCTTTCAATCTCTAGCAACTCCGTTAATTCATCCCAGTTGTTGCCATTAGGTGTGAACAAGTCTTTCAACTCCTCCGACCTCTGTATCAAATCTTCATCGTCCATTGCCACGTACGGTTTAGTTCTTACAAAGCCACCCATTA